TGCATAAAACCATCTGCTAGGTCGGGATCAACCTGCGCGACAAGTTCAGCAATCGTGGCGTTTTTGTCTGAGATGATGGCGGCAGTACTGCTTGCTAACTGCCCTTGTGGGGTTTCAAGTGCGGGGTTAAGTTGCAAGCCAAACGCTGCATTTTGATCAGCTTGCACACCTGCCAAAATATCCTGATCGGATGGCAGCACCAAGCCTTCGGGCGTAAATTCGATATTAGGGACGCTACTAGAACCCGACACTACCCACCTCCCCAGAATCGGTTGTAAATTGGATTTGCCCTGTAACCTGCCGATTTTCAAGCGCATTTAGCACGACATTGGCGCTCACGACAGTTGGGACGGTTGTTGCTGCGTTAGCGAGCAATTGCCGCAGCAGCGACGGGGGCGGCAGTTGACCCAAGACCTGATCAAAGTACGGCACGCCCTTGTTTGCATCGTACCACAATTCGCCTGCAAACAGCTTGACCGCGCTTGCAACATCTTGAGCAACGGCGTATGGGGCGGTTGCTACCGCAATATTGCCCGCAGCATCAACCACCAAGTCCCACGCGTCAGTGTCAAGCAATAACGTACTCATAGCATCACACTACAATCAGTAAATTCGGCGGCTTTATCATTGATAACTGATGTCAATCGAGCTATCGCCGCAAGTTGCGCTGTAATTTGCAATTGATAAGTGGATGCTGGTATCGTCATTGGTCTAATCACCTTGTCAATTAGGCTTTGTATCCACTCAACAACATCGTCTGGACTGGTCGGGGCATCCAGCAGATCAACCAATGGCAAAAATTCAGCAAGCTTATCTTGCATATCAGTGAGTTGGTCGCTAAGTTCGCCAAGAATCTTGGCTGCCACCTCTTGTAGTTTTGCACAACTGCCGACCGACTCGATTTGATCAATCAGCGCATCAATGTAACCAGTATTAACCGCACTCATACGCACCTCATACGATATTGATAATGATCCCGTTCGCCACCGTAACGACTTGACCACTTAGCGACACAAATGATCCTGTAGCGCCTGTGCCAACGGAAACATTACCCGTGGTAGTCAATGACCCGTCAACGACTGCGCTTTGTGTTACAGCAAGCTCAGGTGTGACAATGCTGATGCCGTTGGCGCTAAACCGGATGTACTGCGTAGGCGTGCCATTCAGAAACCCACCGATATACAGACCATCTGCCCAGTTGTATTTGCGCAGACTGGCTGGTAATGCCGCCCTACGAGTGGCCACAACCGTCGAGCTATCTCGACTGCAAAAGCCGCACATGCCAATGTCGCCCACCTGTGGATCCAAGATGATGGCATTTGCTCCACCTTGTAGGCGCATGTAGGGGATTTTGTAAATAATGCCGTGCGGTACTGCTGTGCGATTGCCCGCCATCTGATGCACGAGCGGACGTACATCGACCGTGCCGACAGGTGATACGCCGCCATCGTTTGACACGCCCACCACCTCGACAAGCGCGACGGTCTGCATCTCAGCAATCATCTGACCGACAACAAACTGTAGGCGCGTCACCTCATCAAATGTTGTCGCTAGGCCTGCCTGTCCGGCGTTAGAGGGCTGTGATTGCATTACCAAACCTCCCTAGCTCAGCTTGACAAAACCATGCGCCGCTTGGGTTTTCTGACTCTAAGCGATACGACAAGGCAAGCACAATCCAACGGCCTTTTGCGATGTCAATATCGGTTTCTAGCTCCACCTGCCCTTGCATTTTAATTGCGGGATTAAACAGCGTTGATATCGTGATCCCGTTTTGACTCCAAGCAGGATAGCCGATCAATCCGGTGTCGGCACTAATCAAAGGTATCTCACCGGCAAGCGGCAAGCCTTGCTCAGTGATCGTCATGCTGTCGCCGTCGATAATCATAATCGCATCAATGGCCTTGACGATAGCTCGGGCTTGATCAATTAAACTGCCCGACAAATAGGGCATGGTTAAAAACTTTTTGACACCGTTGTTAGTAAATGTCATGCCCATGCGTCGGGCTAGATCAGCCAATGCCACCCCTGCATCAATAATGGTGGGGTAGCTAGTCGGCTCGGCCGTGGCAATTTGCCAATAATATGCAGGGTTAGCCTGTATAACCAATGCTACTTCGGGCATGCCCGAATAATCTGCCCATGCGTTAATAATCTGACCTGCAAACACATCAAACATGCCGATTTTGTCGTCACCGGCTGACACGATGATTTTGTTACGGCGCACCGCTAAAGCGTTAAAATTCAGCAGGCTCAGGCGATTCATATCTGATTGCGCCATGCCGAATATCTTGACGGTTGACATCGTGCCCTGACCAAACGCCCCTACGTTTTTAATCTCAGCGAGCACTCGATGGCCGGTGAGCAGCAGCGTGTTTGATCCATCGCTAAATTGATCAGCGTCTAGCACTAGCGTGATGTTGATCTTTTTTTGAGTAAAGCTGCTCATCAGACCTCCACGTATACAAGACGGTATCGGTTGCCTAATTCGGTGTATACGGGATCATTTGCCCCTTCAAGATCAACGATAAAAAAATCCCCGACAAACCTGCTGTACTCGGCTCGCAGCATTGGTACAGCGTTGCGTATCATGCGACCACGGCACAGCACACCACCACCGACAGTCAAATCAAAATACAGGTTGTCGCCCTTGACGTACAGTGTCATAACGCACTGCTGATTTGCAGCAACAAAACTCAACTGCTGCGATGGTAGGGGTTGGATCGGGATGACTTGCATATCATAACCCCAGTGACTGCGTGATACCTGACGCTAGACCAAGATCAGGCGTTTGGATTTGCACCCGACCAATGCTCACTGTCGGTGCGGCTGTCGGGCTTTGTGGGTTAGTAATGGTTGTCTGTGCGCTTGATGCTAAAGTTGTTTTGACGTATCGCGGCATAGTCTCGCGCACTTCCAACAGATTAACACGCACCTCAATCCGGCGCGCACCGTTGGTCTGACTGCGCATGTAATCAATGCTTTGGATGTTGGCGTTAATGTATGTCCGCTCAGGGGTGACGACGTGGTATAGCTCAAGCGATGCTGCTGCCGCTTCAATAGCCGTTAAAAAATCACCACGGTTGCGCTCAGACTCACCTGCAAGGCCGCCACCGGTGAGCAGTGATCCGATTGTGCCTAGTGCGGTTAAGCCGCCGCCTTTGGACAAGATGACCGTGGCTTCGTAAGGCGTGGCAACTTTGTTGTATGATGCAAACGCCCCTGCCTGCACCGGATAATTAGAGATACGCGACTGCTGTTTGTACGTCACCTCCATGACAGTGTCGGCTTCGACTAACAGTTTGCCGTCTTTGGTGTAAATCCCCCACCGTGACCCTGCCGTCAGTCGATCCCACAAATAGCTCTCAATTTTACCCAAGATCGCGCGACTAATCTTGCTTGTGCCACTGCGCTTGAGTTTAGGCACGCCTGCCACGTCGGGGACGTTCGGAAATTGCGATTTTACGACAGGGGTCAAAGCCATCAGGGTTGTACTCCAGTATCAAACGAGTATACCGCACCTGCGCCGTTTAGCGACTGCTGCAAGGCGAGCGGCAAAGCACCCGCAATGTCTTTTGCGTCGGTGGCTTGGGTTTGGATGACAAGGTTGGCGATGTTGTTTTCAACCGTAGTGATGTTGCCACCCGATGCCGCTTGTGGTCGTGCAATATTGGCTTGAGCGGCCGCGTTTGATCCTAGAAATTGCGGGGACATGGTACTACCGCCCAATCGACCAACAACCTCGCGCATGTAATTTTTGGTTTCGGATGGAGCATTGGCAAGCCCTTTGCGCTGCAGATTGCCCGACCCCCAATTGTAAGCAGCTAATGCCATGTACACGTTGCCGTTATATTGCTTGAGCAAATCCCTGAACATACGAGCGGCAGCATCTGCGGATTGGTCAAAATCGTAAGGGTTGGTCACACCGTAGGCTTTTGCTGTGGCAGGCATGAGTTGAAAAGGCCCTTCTGCTCCTGCGCTTGATTTTCCAGCGTTTCGGCCACGCGAAGACTCTTGCAGATAAACAGAGTCCAGCAATCCTGCGGGCAAGCCGTACTGCTGCTCTAGTGATTTTAATTTTTGCGCTTCTGTACCCTTGGGCGCAGACATGGCGGTTTTGGGCGCGGCAACATCTTTTTGCTCGCTGCTCAGGCCGTTAAAAAACGCATCGCCCACACGCTGCAAACTGTCAACAATCCCAAATGTTGCGGATACTTTTGATTTGTCGATGATGCCTTTGGCAATGTTTTCGCGTGAGTCGGTTGAGATAAGCGACGCAATAGCCTTTAAATACTCGCCTTGGCTCAGGTAATTGAGCGCGTCCGCCACGTTGGTGATCATGTTGATCAACTCACGAAACTCTTGCGCAATCACTGAACCAATGCCGCGAAACATGCTGATAAACGAATCTTTGCCACCGGTCAGGCCAAATAGTTTAAGGATGGATGACGCTAGGTCGTTGACCGCATTATACGCCGCCGTTAATTCTTTGCCCCACGCCGCCCAATCAATGATGCTCTTTCCGCCGCGCCGCCACACTTGATAGTCCTGCCATAGCGTAGCAAGGCCACCGGCAAGTAAGCCAACCGCAGCAATTAATGGCAACATGGCAACAACAGCGGCGATCATCGGTGGGATAAAGTAGGCAGCCATGATTGAGCCAACGCCGATAAAAAACGCTTCGACCGTGGCCTGATTGTCGCGCATCCAATTAAACGCGCCTTGCAACTCTCGCAAAAACCATTGCAGCGACGGGATGATGCTGTTGACAAAATCCCGCGTCATAGAGTCAAAGGTTTGCCGCAGTTGCGTCATTTCTTTTTCAAGTTGTCGAGCTTTTTCGGCTTGCTCTTTGGTGACAAGGCTTGCCCGTTGTTGCTCGGCAAACATCTTGCTGACCGCATCTTTGCCCTGCATGAGCACGGTGATCATGCTTTCATTCATACCTGCCGACGATGCAAGACCGAAAAAGTCTGATTTTTTCATCTTTTCGGCGCGTGCAGCCAAGTCGATCATCAATTCCGTTTGCGTAGTCGCATCGGTGATCTGTACGCCAAGTTGAGAAAAAAACATCAGCAGGGGCGACATTTCGCCACGATATTTTAGGTTGACAAGGGCTTGTGAAATGCCGGACATGCCAGCTTGCATCTCTTGGGATTTACCGCCGACTAGTTCAGCGATATTGCCCCATGCTTGCAGGTCTTCGGTTGATTGTCCGGTTTGGTTTGACAGTTTGCCTAGGCGCGACTCAAGCTGAATTACGCCGGTGATCAGTTGCGTAATGCCTGTAGCACCTGCAAGGACTGCGAAAAATTCGACAGCGGCGCGTTGCATCTGCCCAAAGAATTGAGCACCGCGCTTGCCGTAGGCTTCTAAATCGGTGGCGGTTTTCTTGGCTTCATTCTTGGTTTTGACCATTTGCTCGTTGGTATTCTTCGCATTTTTGACAAATTGCGAATTATCCAAGCCAAACTTTAAAACCAACTCATCAATGATTGTTGACACGCTCAAGCACCGCCCTGTTGTGATTGTTGATATTGACAATCTCTAACAGATTGTACACGTCCTCAACGCCGTAGACCGTCTGTAGATCGTGCAAAGTGGCTAGGCCACTCGACACGACAATCCCGATGATCGGCGGGACGTTAAGATACTCAATCAGCCTGACTGACTGCCCGTCGGCTGTGACCCCGTAGTCGGGGCAAGGACGGGCAAAGAAAAACCCGTGTGTAGCTCAAACCACGCTCGGCGCAGTTTCAGACGTGTTGCCACTTCCTCGATGTCGCCAAAGTCGTCGTTAATCGGTCGGGAAACAGCACCCACTTGAATATTGATACAAGTCATCATCTCAGCAAGCAATGGCTCAACAACATCAAAATCAAGCAAGCCGAACATCTGAAAACCAATGTGAGCAATACCCGCCATGCCCGCGCCCTCAATCCCTTGTGGGATGTGGACACCGGTGTTGGTTAGGGCAAGCAATGCACGCATTGCCCACCGCTCGGCCTTGTCGGACGACATTTCAGTGATTTCAAACACCTTGCCTGCATCACGATTTGGCTTGCCGTTGGGCAGTTGCGGGTCGTCAATCGTCACCGTCACTTTGTTGCGCATGTTATGCCCCTAGCAAAGATTGGGTGACGCGCTCAAATGTCAGGATGTACTTTTGTGCTTGCAGGGTCTTTTTGGCGTCGGCAAGCAAGTTGGCGTTGCGGATTACACCATTGCTCAGCGTGTATGACTTGCCGACCGATGGCAGTGTAATCACGCCATCCAAAAAAATCACATCACGGGTCGCTTTGGTTGCTGCAATGATCGCATCAAACACCGAGATGCTTTTGCTGTCGGGCATGATAGCAATCGTAAACTCGGTTGGGTTGGGCGTGTAACCCGCCGACATTTTGCCGTCCACACCCATGACAATCTCGGCCAAATCGACCGCGTTAGCCATAAACGCATCATCGGCTGCGTAACCCTCAAGCACCTGTGGGGCGGGAAAAACACTCGTGGCAGTGAGGATAAAGCCACTATTTGCGCTGGTAATCGAAGCCATGTTTTTATCCCCTTACAGCACGTTGATGGAATCAAGTTCGATTTTCTGAATGCTACCGCCATCAGTGTACCAAATCTTGATTGGTGGAGTTTGACGAGCTTCACGCACTTCGGCACTTGCCGCCAAGATTTGCACATAGTAGCCATTGGTGGTCAGCAGACCATCAATCTTAAGACCTGCCGCACCATTGACTGCCGCCGCTTGATCAAGACTCAACGGAATGCCCGTGCGAATGCCGCCGAAGTTGATCATCTCATTGATTGGTGACATACAAGTCGCTTGGATGATGTCGTAGCCAGATCGGTTGTAGGGCAATGAGTTGACCGACGTCAGCATCTCAACCAAGCGTTGTTGCAACCGCCCGTTGAAATAAATTTGGTTGAGGTAAGTGTCCAACCATTTCCACTCACCGCTCACCGACCCGTTTTGGTACATCTTAAACTGTTGGTTTGCCGTAGCATATTGGCCGTAAAAATTGTAGCCGTTGGCGATCAGCGCATTGGCTGTTGGCTCGTCAGTGACAGTAACAGTCAGACCGGTTTGGCCTTTGAATGCAAATGTGATCCGCCCGTTAGTCTGGCTAAAATCAATCGACGCACCT